CTTCGAGACGCTCGACATCGAGGACTTCCTCGGTGCCGTCGGCAGGCTGCCGATCTACGCTCGCCAGGGGGCGGCATGGTACGTGTCTCCGGCCGGCTACGCCGCGAGCATCGCTCGCCTGAAGTATGCCGCGGGCGGCAACACCGTCGAGAACGTCGGTGCCGGTGCTGGCGAGACTTTTCTTGGATATCCGATCCGCCTTGTGCATGTGCTTAACAGCACGCTCGGCGCTGACTCCAACAAGGTCAAGGTGCTGTTCGGCAACCTCGGCCTCTCCAGCATCTACGCCCGCCGGCGTGACTTCAGCGTGCGGCTGTTCGATCAGGTCTACGCGACCACCGATCAGCTTCTCCTGCAAGGCACGATGCGGTTCGACGTGAACCATCACAGCCTCGGCTCGACCTCCGAGGCTGGCCCGTTCATCGCCCTCAAGACTGCCTGATAACCACGAGGAGACTCTCCCAGATGTTCCACGCCCAGAACGACAAGGTTCTCGCCACGCTGCCCACGGCTGCCGTCGGTGCGACCGCGACCAGCACCCTGACGATCGACCGCCTCGGCTACGATCACGTCAGCGTGTCGGCGATCCGCGCCTCGAATGCCTCGACGGTGTTCGCGAGCGTCCTGAAGGTGGAGGAGTCGGACGACAACTCGTCCTACTCGAACGTCACGGCCCTTGTGGGTGGCGGCACTGGCGGGTTCTCCATCCCGGCGGTCAGCGACACCAACAACGCTGCCATCGTCAAGATGGACATCGACTGCCGGGCCAAGAAGCGCTACCTGAAGGTCAGCATGACCCCCGGCGCTTCGGCGACCCTCGGCATCGTTGCCCACCTGTCGAAGGCCGAGGAAGCCCCTGTGTCGGCCTCCGAGGCGGGCGTCATCGGCCTGGTCAAGGGCTAGTCCTGCACACAGCGGGACGGCCAAGACGGCCGACAAAGGCGCAAGGAGGCGCGCCCGCTCCTACACCAAGGAGCGTTCCATGCTCGTCCGCGTTGGCAACTGCGAAGCCGAGGTGAAGGTCGCGGCATTGATGTCGTGTCCTCGCCTCGGCTTCACTGATAATTTCTTCTGCATCGCCCAGGCGCTCGCGCCGCACGGCATCTCGCCGATCAAATATACCGGCGCGTTTTTCGGGCAGTGCCTCCAGAATTGCATGGAGGACGTGATTGATTCGTCGGACGTGATCCTCACGTTCGACTACGACACGATCTTCACGGCCAAAACGGTCGAAGCGCTCTTGACGCTGCTCATGTACAGCGGACTGGACGGCATCGCCCCGCTCCAGACAAAGCGTGAGGCGAACACGGTCATGTTCGCGCTCCCCGGCGTCAGCCCCGAGGAAAAGACCACCGTCGAGGAAGACTGGTTCGACAAGCCGGTGCGGCGGGTCGAGACGGCCCACTTCGGCTGCACTTTCATCCGAACCGAGGCACTCAAGAGGGTGCCGAAGCCGTGGTTTCTGGCCCAGGCCAGCGAGCGTGGCGACTTCCGCGGCGGCCACATCGACGAGGACATCGCGTTCTGGAAGGCGTGGGCCAAGGCCGGGAACAGCATGGGCATCGCCACGAACGTCAGCGTCGGCCACGCCGAACTAATGATCACCTGGCCCAGCCGCACCGAACCGGCCGGCAAGGTGCAGCAGCACTGCACGCAGTTCTGGAACCAGAATCGCACGCCGCCCGAGGGCGCCTGGGGGTTCGTGAAATGAAGATTCGCATCGCCAAGGCATTCAACGGCTACAAGGTCGGCCAGCAGTTCGACTGGGGCGACGGCATGGCCCGCGTGATGGTCGCCCGCGGCCTGGTCGTCCCCGTGGATGACAAGCCCCAGACGGAGCGGGCCACGGTCGAGCAGGAGGTCGAGCGAGCGACTCTGAAGCCAAACGTCAGGAGGAAAGGCCCATGACCGTCACGATCGTCTACGGCTCGCCGCAACACCCCGACTCGTCGATCACGCCATATCGGAGCCTCATCCGCCACACGGCCCCGGCCGCCGAGCCGGTGAGTGTCGCCGAGGCGAAGACGCACTGCCGCGTGGACACGAGCGCGGACGACTCCTACATCGGCACGCTGATCACTGCGGCGCGCGAGTACATCGAGGAGACGCTGGACATCTCGATGATCACCCAGACTTGGGAGGCCCGCTACGACGTGTTCCCCCTCTGGGAGATCATCCTGCCACGCCCGAAGATGGCGAGCGGCACGGTCACGGTCATCTACCGCGACGAGGCGGGCAACAACCAGACGATCACGTCTGCGGCCGGCGCCTTTCAGGTCGATTCCAACATCGTCCCCGGCCGCATCTACCCGCTCTACGAGCAGGTCTGGCCGGCGGTGCGAGGAGACGAGAACAGCGTCACCGTCCGCTGGAACGCCGGCTACGGGGCGACCGGCGCGAGCGTGCCAGGAATCCTGAAGCAGGCTTGCCTTCTCTTGTGCGCCCACTGGTACGAAATGCGGCAGCCGGTCCAGGCCGGCTACTCGCAGGTGCTTCCGATCCCACACACCTTCGAGACGCTGATGGCGGCGTCTGGCTGGGGGGGCTACCGATGACCGTCCAGGCCCAGGTGCAGGCCGGCGTCAGCGCGAGGCGGCTTGTCCAGAGCGGCCTGGCAACGGCGATCGAGGATCACACCGTCCAGTTCGTGGTGGACGTGGGCGACTGCACCGAGGTTTGGAGCGACGAGCGGACGTTCGGCGGCGTCGGATACGACGAGGTGGACTTCTCCACGATCGGCATCGACGTGGTGAAGTTGCTTTACGTCAGAAACCTGTCGGCGAACCACCAGATTGCCCTGTCGGCCGGTTGGACGGGCAGTCAGTTCAGCGTCTTTCGGCAGGACGTGACGGCCTGGAACTTCAGCCCCATGATCAACCTGGGCAGCCTCACGCTCCGCGGCTACCCAGTCCGCGAGGGCGGGACGCTCCTGCTCTCCTGCCCGAACAGCAGCGGCTTCGGCACAACGGCCGGAGGCAGCATTCTCCGCATCGGCGGGACGGCGGGCCAGGCTTACGAAATCTACGTCATGGGAACCTAACCGATGGCACTCGACGCCCAGATTCTGCTCTCCATCCTGGCCCACGAGACGAGCAGCGGCGACATCTCGCGGACTCTGCGAGCCACCCCGGCTTCGTACTCGCTGATTCTCGGTGACGGCACCGGGGCGAACCAGGCGCAGGTCGTGTGGAGCGACGCCAGGACGATTGGGGCCGGCGGCTATGAAGACCTGAATTTTCAGGCACTCACCGACGATCGCGGCACGGTGGCCTTGACGACCCTGAAGCTGATTTATCTCAAGAACACATCCGGGGCCGGCAGCATTTCACTCGGAACGCTATTTGACGTTCCGTACACGCGGCCAGCCAACGCTTTTTTCCACACCCCGCTGTCGTCTGACGCGCTCGGGGCCGGCTATCAAGTCAGGCCCGGCGGCCTCGTTGTGGCAGCCGACCCAGGCGCTGCCGGCTATCTGGTCAGCGCATCGGCCAAGAACTTCCGCGTGTCCGGCGCCTCCGGCGCGACCTACGAAATCGTCCTCATCGGCGAAGGCACCGTGACGTGAGCATCGACATCGGCAAGTACAACGAGCGGGTGACGATCAAGTCTCCGACCGAGGTGCGCAGCCGCTCCGGCGAAACGACTTTGAACTGGGACACCACGCTCGCCACGGTCTGGGCAAACGTCGAGGGGTTGTCGAGCCGCGACATCTTGCAGGCCCAGCAGGCCAACGTGATCGCTACCCACAGGATTCGCATGAGGCATCGCTCCGACGTGACGCATGAGCACCGCATCGTGTGGCGAGGCGTCACAATGGAGATAGCGAGCGTCACCGACCGCAACAACCGGCAGGTGCTCGAAGTGCTCGCCAGGGAATTGACCTAATGGCCGTACCAATCCCAAGCACGACGCCGCGCATCCTCGACGGCGGCCAGACCGGCGCCCAGCGGGCCGGGCAGTTCGTCACGGTACAGACCGACGGCGCCAGGGAGCTTGCCCGCGAACTGCTCCGCGCGGCAACCAAGTTCGGCAAGGACGCCTCCCCCGGCCTGACGGCCGCGGCCAAGGCGGCCATGAAGCCGGTCATGGATCGCTACATCGCCAAGGCGCAGCAAAACCAAGTCAGCGGCAACTTGTACAGGTCGGTGAGAATTCAGGAGGGCAAGCGCAAGTACGAGGGCGTCGGCATCGCCGTCGGCGGGCCGCTTCACGTCGTGAACGCGGACGAGTGGGACGTGGCGAAGAAAGGCGCGGGCAACCACGCATTTTTGGTCGAATTCGGCACCGGCCGGCGACGCCCGGCGACGCAGGGTCGCCGTACCTACCTGAACGTCCACGAGAAGATCAACAACTCATTCCGACGAATGCCCAACGCCGGCCGCCCGTTCGACAATGAGCAGTTCGAGAGGATGGGCCGCGGTTTCTACTTCATCATGGGGACGAAGAACAACCCGAACCGACGCCAGGGCGCCGGCTACCCCCACGATTTCCTGATGGCCCTGGCCCCCGGCCAGACCTACGGCGCGATGCCGGCCCGAGGCTGGATGGAGGATTCCATCCGCGAGGGGTCTGGGGCCGCCTTGCAGTCCCTGATCGCGGCCCTGAAGCAGCAGATCGAGAGCATCCAGAGGGCCGCCTGATGCTGATCACGCCCGAGAGCGCCGTCTACCACATCCTGGCGAGCCGCCCGGCCGTCGCCCGGCTGGTCGGCTTCCAGATTTACCCGGTGGCCGTGCCGAAGGGGGCCGAGTTCCCGTTCATCGTCTACCGCCGGGCGAACGTCTCCCGCCAGCACGCCCTGACGGGGCCGATCCTGATGCCGGAGGTCAACCTCCAGATCGCCTGCTGGGCGTTCACCCACGACGAGGCCCGCGGCCTGGCCGACGAGGTGCGGCTCGCCTTGAATGGCAACATCACGACGGCGGCCGGAGTTACAATACACGATATGAGGCTAGTGTCCGAGACGGACGACTACCTCGACCCGTCGGCCGTGGGAGCACAGCTTCCGCCGGCCTACGAAACCCGGCAACTGTATCAGATCAGGTGGACCGAATCGGCCGTCTAACCGACAGGCCGACACAACGGCGCAAGGAGGCGCGACCAGATGGGAACTTCGGCACAGGGACTTACGTTCACGTTCGGTGGCTCTGGCGTCACCGTCACGAGCGTTCAGGTCAATGACACCCAAGACCTCCTCGACGCGACCCACCTGGGCATCGCCCCGAACGCGCGGCGCGTGTTCGTCGGCGGATTCGCCACCGACCGCGAGGTGCAGATCGACTACATCTCGACGACCATCCTCACCGCAGGCCAGTCTGGCGCACTCAGCATCACCGGCCCGATGGCATTCAGCGGCAACGCGACCGTGTCGAACGCCTCGATCGGAGGCTCGGTGGGCGACTTCATCCGAGGCTCGGCGACGTTCCGGCTCGCCTGACGCCTCCGTAGGGGGCCACTATGGCGATCTCGTCGCAGGGGACGACGTTCACGTTCCCCGGCTTCACGGCTCATTTCACTGCCGTCTCCGTCGAGGAGGCGCAGGCCGAGATCGTGGACATGACGGCCGTGGGCGACCCCGCGGGGCGCAAGCGCATGTTTCCGACGGGGGACATCGCGTCGCCAGCGCGTGTGCGTGTGGACTACATACGGGTGGCCGGCACGCCGGCGGCATTGTCTCCGTCATTGACAGGCGCGCTTGGCGTCAACGGCGGCAATCCGGTGACCCTGTCGTTTTCCGGCCCTGCCGGCTCGTTCACGACGAAGGCGATTTTGGAATCGGCAACAACTGAGGCCGCGGTCGGCAGCTTCGTCCGCGGCACCCTGAACTTCGTGATTGACAACAGCACCTGATTAGGAGCAACGGATGGCCCTGTCGAAGGCAGCGATTCTGGCGGCGAAGGACACCAAGGTCAGCGACCCGATCCCGGTCCCCGAGTGGGGCGGCGACGTGTGCTGCAAGACCCTCTCAGGCACCGAGCGCGATGCGTTCGAGGAGTCCTACAGCGAGAACAAGATGAAGGCGTTCCGCTGCCGGTTTCTCGTCTTGACGCTCTGCGACGACCGCGGCGAGCGGCTCTTCGAGGACGGCGAGGTGGACGCCCTCGGCAAGAAGTCGAGCGTCGTGATCAATCGGCTGTTCGAGGCCGCCTGGAAGCACAACGCATTCACCACTGAGGCTGTCGAAGCCTTGGGGGAAGGTTCGCCCGAAGGCCGGAGCGGCGGTTCTACTTCCGCCTAGCTCTGGCCCTCGGGATGACTGTTCGCCGGCTGCTGGCGGAAACAGACAGCGAAGAGTTGAGCGAGTGGTACGCATACGACCAGCGGTGGCCGCTGCCAGACCCGTGGCAGCAGACCGCCCGCCTGTGTCGGATCGTGATGGCATCGAGCGGCAACTACAAACGCAACGACATTCCGAAAGAGGAAGTCTTTATCCCGACCGCCGTTCGCCCAAATCAGTCAACTGACGAGATGTGGGCCGAACTGATGAAACTCAAGCAGTGAGCCAAGGATGGCAAACGGCTACATCGGCAAAATCTCGGCGGTAGTCACGGCGAATACGTCGGACTTGTCGAGGAAGTTGCAGGGCGCGGTCAAGGACGTTGACCGTTTCGCCAACACGCTCAATCGCTCCGTTTCGGCGTCAGCCCAACGGGCCGCGGCCTCGCTGGATAACATCTTCACTCCGCTCCAGAGGCTGGAGCGGAAGTTGCAGACGGCGCTGCGGCTTAATCTCCGCACCGACGCCCAGGTGCAGAAGATTCAGCAGTTGGTTAGCGTCGCCGAGGGGATCAACAAACCGCTCGAACGCGCGGCCGGTTCGTTCTCAAAGTTGTCGCTGGAGGTTCAGGCGGCGTTTCTTCCTGCACTGAGCCGGGCGCAGGGCGAAGCGCTGGACGCTCAGGGCTTCATTGAGAGGTTGGGGCGAGTAAGCGACGAGACGTTCGTTCGCGTCCAGCGGCGAGTCCTTGACGCCGCAGCGGCCATAAACCAGTTGTCGCAGGCCCAGCAGCGACTGAACTCGCTCGCCACCGGCAACGAGCTTCAATTCTCCGACCCGCGATTGGCCGGCAACCTGGCCGCGGCGCAGCGAGCGGGGCAAAACGCCTTGTCGCTCTCGCCGGCGCAGATTCAAGCCGACCCGCAGATTGAGAAACTTGTGCGAGACATTGGCGAATTGTCTCAGCGCGCTGTTCAGGCTGCCGCGAACGTCAAGAACATCCGCTTTTCCGGCGGCGACGCACGCGCGGCCCAGGCTCAGTACGACGACATTAACGAAGAGCTTGGCATACTGATTTCTAGGCTGAACAAGAAGTACACACTTGTCATCGACACCGAGGCCGCCAAGAAAAACGCCAATGAGATTCGGGAGGCGCTGGCATTCTCGGTCACTGGCAGAGCCAGAAACTTCGACCAACTGAAGTCACAGCTAGAGGCTGCCCGCGGCGAAGTAGAAAAATTCGACGCCGTCCAGCGCAGGGCGTTCGCGAAGAACTTCGGAAGGCTGGCTGCGATCATTGAAACCAATGATGTCGCGAAACTTCAAGAGGCCAGCGACATCCTCGGCCGCATCAATGCACTGATCGGAGCCAGGAAGCAGTACGACATCGACACGGCAGAGTCAGACTCCGCGCTTCAGAGGCTTCAAGAGAGACTAAATGGCATCGCGGAGAGCCTCCGCGTCACGCCGTCTGACGAGTTTGATCGGCTTGAGCAGAGCGCGAACGACGCCCGCGCGGCGATTGACAAGGTGGCGGATGCCAGAGCCAGAGCAAGCCTGAATCGCCGCGCCGCGCTCGTTGAGCGCGGCGTCCGCGAGGACGCGGCCAATCCGGCTCTCACCGCCGCCGACAGGAGAAGGCGAGCCGGCCTTGACGCCGCCGCGCTTGGGGCGATTGGCCGTGATGCCGCTGAAGCCGACCGCCGTGTTCGTGAAAGCCGACTCGACCGCAACGCCGACGCCAGCACCCGCCTCATCGACCGCGTCGGTCCTTCCGTCACGGCCCTGCGCGGGCAACTCGACGGCCTCGCCGAGCCGCTGCGCGCGAGCGTTGGCCCCGAGGTGGACAGGGTCACCAACAAGTTCCGCCTGCTGTCGCGAGACGGTGTGCGGCAGAGCGCCGAGGCCGTGCAGCGGCTCAAGGGGGAGATCGCCGGGCTAAACGCGGCGCTGGAAAGCCGCCGAAGCATCGGCCGGGACTTCCTGCAATCGTTCGGCGGCAGCGGCACCGCCGGGCTGGGGCTGGGCGTAGACCAGCGGTCGCTGCGGGCAATCGGCGCTGAGATCGAATTCGTGCAGACTCGGCTGGCAAGCCTGGGCCAGCAGGCCCGCGGCCCGGTGCTGGCCGCGCTTGAAGCGCTGCGAGTCGCTGCGAATCGACTCTTTCAGGACGGCGCCATCGACACTGACGAGGGGCGAGCGGAGCTTGAGAGGCTTCGGCAGGAGCTTATCCGCGTCGCCGCCACCGCCGAGAACGTCAAGCCAGACCAGTTCGGTGCCGCTCTCAAGCGGGCCGGCGACATCGCCCGCGGCTCATTCGGCAACGTGGGCCTCGCGGTGCAGCAGGCCGCCTTCGCGTTTGAGGACTTCTTCAGCGTCACGGGCGGCCTTGACCAGAGGATTCGAGCGGCCGGCAACAACCTGTCGCAGCTTGGCTTCATCCTCGGCAGCACGAAGGGGCTGATTGCTGGCATCGTGATCGGCGTCGGCGCCCAGTTCGCCGCGATGCTGATCAAGTGGGCAAACAACGGCAGGACAGCCGAGGATCAGACCAGGGCACTGAACGAGGCGCTGTCAAGGCAGAAGAGCATCGCCGAGGACATTGCCAGGTCGTTTGAGTCGCTGGCTGACACAATCTCTAGGGGTCTTTTCTCCGAAGCCGGCGAGCGGGTTCGCACGCTCACTCGCTCGCTGGACGAGTTACGGCGAAAGCAGCGAGAGCTTCGGGACTCAAGGGTTGTTGACCTTGATCCAGCAGTGCGGCTTGAACGTGCTACGCAGGGCGCGAGGCAGCGAGAACTTGAGTCAGAGACGAATGTCGGCCGCCGCATAGCCTTGCAGGGGCTTATCGAAGCCTCTCGCCGAAGGGAGCAAGACGCCGCCGCCGCGGCCCGCGATCGCGCTGCGCCTACCGCCCGCGAAATTGAGGCCGGACTGCGTCGGACTGTTTTTGTGGACGGCCAACGAGGGCCGTCGCCGCTCGCGAGACGGCGTTTTGGTGAGATACGGCAGCAGGTTGCCGACGCGCAGGGTGATCCTCGGCAACTGCTGGCACTGCTGCGGGCCGCCCAAGAAGAGCAAAATAACCTCGCGATTCAAAACTCATTTAATCAAGTTCGCGCGACCGCCGCCAGGGCGAACTCAGAGGCGATTGAGCGACTGATAGCCGGCCTTGAGCGGCAGGTTGCCGAAGATGTTGATAGGCAGGTGATCGACCTGTTTAAGTCCATCGACCAGCCGGCCCGGCGAATCCGGCAGGCGCAGGACACCATTGCGCAGGCATTGGAGGCGGGCATCCCAGGCGCCAGGGAGTTGGCGACCGCGGTGGACGCCGCCTCGACGGAACTGACCGCCGCCGAGCAGCGCATCATCGACCGGCTCAATGCCGGGCAGCCTGTCGATCAAGAGCTTGCGGACGCCGCCCGGCAACAGCGGGATGCTGCCGTCAAAGCGTTTGAGGCCGAGCAGCAAAAAGTTGCGGCCATTGACTCCACCCGTCGCAGCCTCGAAACCTTCAGCGCCGCCCTCGACCGCGTCAGCACCGAACTGGCAAACACCGTCGCCCAAGAGGCCCGCAGCCTGTCCGACCAGGCTCGCCGAGACGCGAATCAGCAGCAAGGCGTGCTGGACGCTGGCCTGGGCGGCCGTCGGCAAGACGCCGATGAGGCTGACGCGCGTGCATCAAGGCTTGCCGACCAAGCGGCCGACATTGAGCGGCGGGCCGCAGCGATTCGTGCGGACAACATTCGCGCCCGCGCGGCCTTCCTTGGGCAGGCAGCAGCGGGCGGCCTCGGCGACAGAGCGCAAGAGCTTGTGCGCTCTCGGAATGCCGCCATCGCGGTGCTTGAGAATCAGCAGGCGACGGATGGAGACAGGACAAACGCCCAGGCCAGCCTGGAGGTGATCAATCAGCAGTTGCAGGCCATATTTGAGCAGTCCGGCCTGGCCCAGAGGGCCGCAGAGGCAGCGAACGAGCTAGACAGGCTGGCGGCAGTCGCCAAGCGGCAGGACGAACTGGTGCAGCGTGGCCGAGAACTTGGCCGGTCACCGGCTGAACAGGCAGGGCGGCAACTGGCCGATGACCTACGAGCACTCGTGGCCGCCAGGGACGCTGGTGCATTGGATGGAGACTTTGCGGTCGCCAGTCAGCGCATCATTGAAGACTCCCTCCGCGCGGCTGCGCCGGCGATCTTCGGCCTCGCTGACTCAGTTCAAAATGCCGTTCTGCAAGGACCGTCCCGCGCCTCGCTCGAAGCGACAGACGTGTCGTCTGTTGAGGGCGCAAGAGAACTGAACCGCCTCCTGCGAGGCGACGACGCGGGGCGTGACCAGAACCTCGTGGAATTGCAGAAGCAGAGCCGGTCGCTCGACGAACTCGTCCGTATTGCCCGCGAGGGCGGCGCCGTAATCGCCAACTAAGGAGGCTTCAGTGTCCGACATCAACTACACCATCAACTATCGGATCGCCAAGGGGTTTCTGAACGCCCAGGTCAATGCCGCCGGCGTGACGGCGTCCATGAGCCAAACCGGGATGCTGTCTCAGACGCTCACCCTCTCGACGAACGCCGTCAGCATCAGCACGGTGAACCTGTCGAGCGTCGGCCTGGCGTTCATGCAGAACCTGTCCACGGCGACGCAACAGACGGCCAGCATCGGCATTGAGGCCGGCGGCTCGTTCGTCGGGTTCGCGACTCTGCGAGCCGGCGAGCCGGCGATCGTCCGGCTGACGGCCGGAACAACCTACCAGGCGAGGGGCGGGGCTGGTGCCAGGCTTCGCGTGGACATTACCGAGGGCTGAGTCATGCCGAATCTGGTCAGCGAAATCACCGAGGGGGTCGGCTTCTCGTATTCGAGCGAGCAGGGGCAGGTTGCCGCTGCGCAACCGCGAATCTTTCGTGTTGTGCTGAATGAGCCAGGCGAACTGATCAACATCGAGGAGGTGTGCGGCGTCCGCATTGGCGGCGAGTTGCGGCCAGGAGCAAAGCTCTTCTGCACCTCGTTCGACGCCAGGTACGAGGGCAACAGCCGGATGGTGTTGCTCTGCACGTTTCAGTTCCGCAACACGCCGGACGCTTCTAGCAGTGCCGGTGGCCAAGACCCGAAGTCAATGCCGCCCGACGTGCGGCCTGCTGACTGGTCAATCAGTTCGTCGCTGGCTGAGGCTCCTGTTTATTCATGGCAAAGAGTAGGCGCTATTAACCCTGACCCAATAGGCGACCCAGGTGTGCCGAAAAACGCGGCTGGCGATCGATTTGACTCCGTCACGAAGCTGGAACCGATTGTCACGATCTCTGTAGTTCACTGGGAAACTAACGACCCCACTACAAACGTGCAGCACGTCGGCAAGATCAACGAATTAGCATTTCAGGTAGGAAGCTTGCTGTGCCTGCCGCACACGCTGATGCTTCGTGGGATTACAGCGCAGCCAGCGGTCGAATCTTGGGGCGGCGCGGTGTATCGTGGGTGGAACGCCACCTATGAGTTTGCGTATCGCGCAAACTTAGTGCGCGGCTTGTGGTGGGAGACCGACGCGGCAATCCGGGCGGTCGAACAAGAGATAGGATGGGACATCGCAGTGCCGGAGACAGGTTTTAACGTGATCGCATTTCCGCCTGGCCAGCCGCGCGACGACCAAGATGTCTTTGGGCAGCCGCTCAAGCACAAAGATGGAAAGATTGACACCAATCCGCTGCAACTCGCTGACGGCACGGCCGCTGGCGACCGCGTTCGCGCAATGGTCAAGGTGAGCGACTTTCAGGACGGCGGAACATCCCAGGCGCCCTCGGCGCAGCCGGTCGCGCTGAACGAGGACGGCACTCCACGCAAGAGTTTCGGTGATGGTGCCGCCGACCCGCCGGTCATAATCAAGCGTTATCGCGTGTACGACACTTACCAATACTCCAACTTTAACCTCCGCGGCCTCGGCAACTGATGGCTAAGACTGAAAAATACTTCGTCGGGCCGCAGCTTCTCGGCGAAATCCGCCAGACGATCACTCGCGTCGCCGGGATGCCAGACAGGGCCAGCGCTGGCACAATCCCCGTTCGGTTGCAGGAGTTGCCGCGACGGGGGAGCGGCTCAAGCGTCAGGCTAGTGTCGTTCGTCCCGCCGTGGTCGAAGGGACAGGAGAAGACAGTCACGTTTATTGAGACGACTGCCACGGCGACCGCGATGAACGTCTTTGGCACAGTCATCGGCGGCTGCGGCACTGCCCACGCCGCCGTGTTCTCGCAGGGCGGGACGTGGTTTCTCCTTGCCGCCGAGTGTCCGTGATGTACTTCTGGTGCCACCCCTGCGGCTCGCTCCCGCTCACCTACACAGTCACGGCCAGCGACTTGGTGTGTGACGACCGCGGGGCGTACTGCGAACTGGGGATCACGTCCTGCTTCGGCTCCGGCGCGACGGCGATTGTGACCAGCACAGGCGGCGAACCAGCCGGCTGCCCAGGTCCGATCACAGGCGTCGAGGTCACCAACGGCGGCCGTTGCTACGCGATCATAGGCCGCGTGGCGCCGACGCTCACGGCAACCATCCAACCTGGGCCGGCGTCCGTCGCAGCGGGGACAGCCGGCAGTGGAGCCACGCTGACGGTCAGCACGACGGAGTCGCAGGACTTTTGCGGTCGCAGTTACTGGCAAGTCAGCAGCGTGTCGATCTCCGGCGGCACTGGATACCTGGCCGGTGACACGATTCGGATTAGCCGCTCCGTCGGCGACACGGTTGTTCTTGAAGCGGAGGCATCGCTGACCGTCACAGACGGCGTGCCGACGGCCGCGGCTGTTGTGATTGCAGGGGAATACTACCGCGAGAGTCTGGCTGCGCCTGCGATCGTCTCAAGCGTCACGGTTACCCCATCATTTGCCTGCGCTGGGTCCGGGGCTGAAATCTCGGCCACAGTCGATGACGACCCAGCCAGCCCGACGTTCGGCGAGATCATTGGCCTGACGATAGACGACGGTGGGGACAACTATGTGGCCCGCCAGCCAGGGGGACACTGCTACGAGAAGCTCAACGGCGTGCCGATCGTCGTGCAGGCGACAAACCAGATTCGCGGGGTCGTCTTGTGTGCGGTCGCCTGCCGAGTTCTGCCGTGTCCGCGCAGTGGCTACGCGGAGTCGTACTGCAATGCCGAGATCGTTGTGCGCCTGCCTGAAGGATATGACGGAAGTCCGGTGCCGATCGAAAACGTGGACGTAAACTACGGCGGCGAGGAGTACGCCGTGATTGGCCGCGTCCAGCCGTCGGTTGCGCTTTCAACTGAAGAGCCTGGGGCTGGCGCTACGTTTGCCGTCACATGGGAGCAGGAAACCGGCGACTGCGGGCTTCCGTACTGGCGAATCGCCAGCGTCGAGGTCACGTCCGGCGGGGCGGGCTACGAGGACGGGCAGCCGCTGACGGTGACGACCAGCACCGAAGATGACATCGATGACTCGCCAGCGACGCTCACCATCGTCACGACTGGCGAGAACGGCGAGGTCGCCGAGGTGACGGTCGCCAGCGGCGGCCGGTACTGGAGGACGAGCGCCGCCGTCCCTGGAATCGCCCTTCCGGTCGAGATCACGCTATCGCAACTGCCCCCCAGCAACGGCAGCGGCGCGGTGCTAGAGCCGGTCATCGACACAAACCACGGCAGCCCCACGTTCGGCCAAATCACGGCGGTCACGGTTGTCTCGCAGGGCAGCGACTACAGGCTGCTGGTCGGCGGCCCCGAGGGCGAGTACGCGGCGACTTGCGAAGACCTGGCGGTCACGCTCACGCTTTCTGGATGCGAGCGGTCATCGACGCTCAAGATCAACGCCGCCGAGTTTGAAGGCCCTGCATCGTCGTGTCCAGGAGACACGCTGGAGTTCACGCTGGTGAGGGGCGTCGATTCTGGATCGGCCTCGGCCGAGCCGGGCGGCGTCTACGAGGAGTTGACGGCAGAAATCTGCCAATGCTGCCCCGACGACTGCGATCAGCAGACGATAACCATCACGGTGACAGTCGGCGGCGAAACGAGAACGATAACTTTCACGACCCCAGTGCCAGGCAATGGAGAAGGGTTCTTCGACCTCGGCGACGACGACTACATCTACATCGGCGGCGTCGTTAACTGTTCGTCGTGCGGATACCGCATTGACGTGAATGTTTGCATCGTGATCGGCGACTTGATTGTGCAGGAGTATCACTTCGGGACGGCAGCGTTCAATGAAGACTACTGCCTGGCGGCCGGCAGTGTTTCGATGCAATGTGGCGGCCTGTGCGACGATCAGGAGTGTGTCGCAACTGTGACCACGACGGTTTCCTGAATCATGCTGACCGTTTTCACATCGACCTGCTGCCGGCCCGACTACGTTCAACTCTTGTCGTGGGCGCTTCGCGCCACGGCGACGGAGCCGTACCGCCTTGTCGTGGTCGTCCACCCAGGCGGCCTCCGCAGGGACTGGGATGGAGTCGATGAGGTGATCGACGGAAAGACGGCTGGCTACGTCGCCTGGAGAGAGGCGAGGCCCATGATCACCGGCCCTAGCGTGATCATGCACGACGACTGCGTCCCCGTGCTCCCGTGGGGTAGAGAAATCTTCCCGTCGCCGCACTGTGCCAGGGTTGCCGGCCACACGCTGTACTATCACGCCGGCCCGCCGCAGACCGCTACGCCAGCCATCTTGGCCGCGCGTGTGACCGATCAGGCCGACTGTCCGCGAGGCTGGAGCAGCGACCTATGCCTTGCGGCCGTGGCCGCGCACGCCGAGCAGATGCTTGACGGCGCGTTCTTGCACATCGACAAGGGGACGATCGCAAGGCCGGACTGCCCAGCGAACACGGCCAAGCCACGGCTCGTGAAGGCAATCTGTGAATTCTTGGGCATTTCATTGCCGGAGCCACTCACTGCCGCCGAGGCTGCCTTTCATCCGGGCAAGTTCTTCCCGTCAATGGTTCGCCCTGGACTCGGCGACCTCGTCAAGTCCGGCCTCTCAGCGGTCGGCATCACCGAGGAGCGGGTGAGCAAGGCAATCGGCCGCCCCTGCGGATGCGGCAAACGCGCCGCTGCGATGAATCAGTTCGGCGCGAAGTACCTCGGGATGCCGCCTGGCAGGATGGGTAATGTAGAGCCGGATGCCTAGCGGCTGGCTTGTCGCGTGGTGTAGACTGTGGCTATGGGAGCCGAGGATCACCACTTCACGATCGCCGGCACTGTCTGGCACTGGCGTTACACACGCCTCCGCGGCCAGGCGGCCGGGTGGGCATACCTTCCCGACTCCAAGAACCCGTCGATGCGGCCTCGGGTTCTGATCGACTCCCGCCTCAAAGGCCGCGCCCGCCTCGAAACCGAGATTCACGAGGGTCTGCACTGTGCCTTCCCCCAGATGTCGGAAGAAACCATCACCGAAGTTGGACGAGACATCGCCCGCGTCCTCCACGCTCTCGGCTACCGGCTCGTCGAGCCTGCTTGACGCCGTGGCGGCGACTGCGTCGCCAGGCCGGCGTCCGCTCGACTGGTTCAGTCTGTTGCCGCCAGAACATCAGGCCGAGGTCGGCGGCGTGAAGGCTGCGTGGCGGGCCGGCAGACTCCAGGCGACCGCCAGGTCGCTGGCACGCGAACTGGTCCGGCACTGTCGTGAGCGAGGGATTGCGATCTGCGGCACTGACGGAGTCCGCGCATGGCTGGCAAAGGATTGACCGAGTCCGTCGCGGCGAGCCTGCCGGCACCGGAGCCGAGCAAGTCATCCGAGCAGGTGACGGAGCGGCGCGAGGGCGACACGCTTGAGGCTCGCTCGACGAGCAGCCGGATCAAGACCGTCGAGGACTTACTTCGTCATATCCAGGCCGATATGACGAAGTACGAGATCGCCGCCTCCGAGGCCACCAAGTGGGAGTGCGGCGACGGCTCCGGCGGCACGATCGAACTGCACCGCGTCTTCGTCCGGCTCAAGCCAAAGGCGGGGCCGAGCGTCGCCGAGGCCGTCGAGGTGATGATCAAGGCGGCCAGCAAGAAGCTGCGGGCGCCGCAGACGAAGAAGCCGCCGCGACGCGAGGGTTTGTGGCAGGTGCTGGTCATCGGCGACTGCCACCTCGCGAAGTACGGCTGGGCCAAGACAACGGGGCCGGCGGCCGGCGGCGACTACGACCTCGACATCGCCGAGCGGCGAGTGAAGGCGGCGGCTGGCGAGTTGCTGGCGGTCGGCGATGCCCACAAGCCGGCTCGCCGGACAATCGCCTTCGTGGGGGACATCTTCCACTACGACACCCCGACGGGGACGACAACCTCGGGGACGCCGCTGGAGCGGGACGGTCGCCTCCAAAAGATGATCGAGGTGGCCTGCGAGACGCTGCTCGGCGTGATCGAGCAGTCGGCGGCCTCGTGCCTCACCGACGTGATCGTGGTGAACGGCAACCACGACGAGACGCTGACCTGGGCGTTTCAGCGAATCGTCGCCGAGCGGTTTCGCAACGACCGGCGCGTCGAGGTGTGCATGGAGTACACCGGCCGGCAGTACGCGACGCACGGCAAGAACCTGCTGGGTTTCTGCCACGGTCACCGAGCGAAGCGGAAGCTGCCGCAGATCATGGCGATCGAGGCGTCCGAGCACTGGGCGCAGTGCCCGTACCGAGAGTGGCACACCGGGCATTTTCACAGCGAGTCGGCAGAGTGGCAGCGGCCGATCGAGACGCTTGACGGCGTCATCGTGCGTACAGCGCCGGCGCTTTGCCCGCCTGACGACTGGCACAGCGTGCACGGATTCATCGGCGCTAGACAGTGCATGCAAACTTTTTTCTACAGCCCGGATGGCGGGCTGACAGCAATGCACGTCAGTGAACCACGCCTGAAAGGAAAGTCATGACCGTTACGCTGCAAGAGAAAAACCAACTCATCCGCGCCGCCGTCGAGGCCCGCATGGCGGCGACCGACCCGGACGATCCGAAGATGGTGGGATATGCCCACAATCCCACCGAGTGCTGTGATGGCGGCAAGTGCCAGCCGGCTCGGGTTGACATACGTCAAGTGCACCCGACAAGCCAGGCGTTCTTCGACCTGTGCGACCAGCTCAAGGACATGCACCGGAGAAAGTCATCCGACTACGGCTGCCCGAGCGGCACAGATCCGCTGGCAAACATTCGCAACGGGGCGCGGTTCGTGGGCATCCCGGCGTGGAAGGGCGCGATGGTTCGCCTATCTGACAAGGTGACGCGGCTGGCCACGTACAACGTCACCGGCCGCCTGGAAAACGAGTCGCTCGAGGACAACCTGTTTGACCTGGCCTCGTACTCACTGCTGGCCCTGCTGCTGCACAGGGAAGAACACGATGGCTGAGCCGCTATCTGACGCCTACCTCGCCAAGGCCGAGTACGACGCCCGCACGTTCAGCGGTGCGTACACGGGCACCTCTGGAACGCTTGCTGCCCATGTGATGCGGTTGCTCGCGGAGCTCAGCCGCATCAAGGGTGAGCTCGCCGTGGAACGGTCCCGCAGGGACGCGTGAGCCGGGCCGCGGGTTGAGGCTGGTGGCAGTGTCATCCTTTCCACTGCTGCTGTCTCCCCGCGTGCCCGGCTTGACGTATGTCAATTACCTCGGCTTCCCCGGCCCGCCGCCGAGGTCGAGGGGCGGGAGGGCTGCCGTGCTATTGGACTCCTGTGGGCATATCAGCGGGTCAACGTACACCCGCTGCAGGTTGGGGTCGCTGTGGTCGAGCAGCTGCGTCGCGGCGGCGGCTCCGCCGGCCAAGGCTGCGTAAGAGGCGGCCGTCCTACGCAAGCCGTGAAAGCCCCGGTACTGCACTTTGGCCGTACGGCACAGCACCTTGAGGCTGGCCCACTGGCTGCGGCTCTTGCGGTCCCAGGGCCAGACGAGGTCGTCGGGCCCCCGCTGGTGCAGCCGGAGCATCGCCGCCAGGTCGGGCGTAATGGCCCGCTCAATGTCCCTGGTGGCCCCCTTACGGGTTGCGCCCAGGAAGACGACCCGGCAGCGGTCGAGATCCACCTGGGCCCACCGGAGCGACGTGGCGGCCTCAAACCGCTCGCCGGTGCAG